TGAGGTGATTAGGGAGTTGTATCAAAGCGGCGGGGTTGATTATGAGGATTTGAGAAATTGGTTAGGCGTAGCTAAAAGCACGATCTGTCACGTCATCGCAAGGAAAGGGGCTTACCGGCGCAATTTTGCCACGGACTATTAATGCCTACTTCTTTTGAGATTGCCAAACAGACAGGGATTCCAGATCGCACGATTCGGTATTGGCAAGCGCAGGGAATTGTGCCTAAGTCAGGAGAAATGCTCGAAATTCTGACTGCAATAATTGCTCACTATCAAAAAGAGAATAGTTCTAACAAGGAAAAAAAGGGCGCTCTCTACGAGGAGGAAGTGCGTTTAACTAGGGCGCGGGCTGATAAGGTAGAGTTAGAAGTCGCTGAAAAAGAAGGCACCTTAATTAAAGTGTCGGAAGTGGTAAAAGTTTGGTCTGATTATATTCTTGCTTGCCGAGCTAAGTTGCTGTCAGTACCGACAAAATTGGCTTATGAATTAGCCGGAGAAAGCGATCCTTTGGCTATAGAAAGTATATTAAGAGAGGTAATTGACGAAAGTTTAGGGGAATTAGCGAGGCCGGAATTTGAAGGAAGCTCAACAGTTACTAATGCAGGTGGCGACGTCGTTTCAGCCACCGCCGAGGTTGACGCTGAGTGAGTGGGCTGATACTTACCGGCGATTATCCCCGGAAAGTAGTGCCGAACCAGGACAGTGGCGGACGGCACGAACTCCCTATCTTAAAGAGATTATGGATAGCATTGGCACTTGTGAGCGGGTGGTATTTATTAAGTCGTCTCAGGTGGGCGGGACGGAATTAATTAATAATTTGGTGGGGTATTACATCCATCAGGATCCGGCTCCGATTCTCAGCATTAATCCTACTTTGGAGATGGCCGAAACGTGGTCAAAAGATCGGCTGATGCCCATGTTGCGAGATTCGCCGTCCCTGGTGGGAAAGATTGATACTCGATCGCGGAAATCAGGAAATACAATTCTGACTAAAAAGTTTCCAGGGGGACACATAACTATGGCGGGAGCTAATTCCCCCTCTAGTTTGGCCTCCCGTCCTGTGCGGGTGGTGGTTTGTGATGAAGTAGACCGTTATCCTTTTAGTGCGGGATTTGAGGGTGATCCGGTGGAGTTGGCGGTTAAACGGACGACGACTTTCTGGAATCGGCGTGTGGTATTGGTTTCCACGCCGACGATTCGAGGGGCATCTCGGATCGAGAGCGAGTACGAGCGATCGGATAAGCGTCGCTATTTTATCCCCTGTCCTCACTGTGGACAAGAACAGCATTTAGTTTGGGGACAAGTGAAATGGGAACCAGGAGACCCAGAAGGCGCTTGGTATGAATGTATTGATTGCGGCAAGAAAATTGAGCATCGTCACAAGCAGGCTTTCTTAAGGTCTGGTCGCTGGGTTGCGACGCAATCTGGCTCAAAAGTGGCTGGATTTCACATCAATGAGCTTTATTCTCCTTGGAAATCTTTCGGGGATGTGGCCAAGGATTTTCTTAAGGCTAAAGATGATCTGCAATTGCTTAAGGTGTGGGTCAATACTTCTCTGGGTGAATCTTTTGATGAGGCCGGGGGCGAGGGGATTGAGTGGCAGCATTTAAGCAATCGGGCCGAACCTTATCAACCTTTGACGGTTCCACACGGGGGACTATTGGTCACGGCGGGGGTTGACGTCCAGGGAGACCGGCTATCGGTGGGGGTTTATGCTTGGGGTCCAGGTGAGGAAAGTTGGTTAATTTATTCGATCGAGCTTTACGGCGATCCGACCGAGGCAAAGGTTTGGGAGGATTTAGATGTTTTGCTTTTATCAAAGTTTACTCATGCAGGCGGGTCTGAGTTGGCAATTACGGCAGCGGCGATCGATTCTGGGTTTAAGCCAAATGAGGTTTATAATTTTGTCCGTCGTCGGGCTGGGCGTAATCTTTATGCGGTTAAGGGGATGTCTACGGCCGGGAAGCCAGTGATTAGTAAGCCGACTTATCAGGAAGTCACTTATAAGGGTCAGGTGCTTAAAAAAGGTGTCCGGTTGTGGCCGGTGGGGTCTGATACTGTCAAAGCGATTATTTACAGTCGCTTGCAGTTGAAAAATTACGGGCCGGGCTATATCCATTTTCCCATTGGCTTAGATTCAGAATACTACGAGCAGTTATGCGCTGAAAAGCTACAAACTAAGTACGTCAAGGGTTTTCCGCGTCAAGAGTGGGTAAAAATTCGCTCTCGTAATGAGGCGCTTGATTGCTTGGTTTACGCCTACGCGGCCGCTACTGCTTTGGGGATTGCGCGGATCGATTGGAATAAATTAAAGGAGTCTTTGAACCCGCAAATTGAGGAAAAATTAGAGGAAGTTGTGGACGTGCCAAAGATTCGAGAGCAAAATAAATTTCAGTACCCGAGATCCAAAAAGGGCAATTTTGCCAGTAGTTGGTAAGTATGTTGATTGTTTCTAAGTCTATTACTATTGGCGATCGCTTGATTTGGCGGCACCGCGACCTGCGGGGACTTGACCCCGAAACAGGAAATTTTGTGACTTTTGACCCGGCAATTTATCAGTTAAGCTGGTCGTTTCGCGCCGTAGGGTCGATTAATGGCGATTCCAGTTTGGATGTAATTGCCACTAACGATAATGGCGAATTTTTGACGATTGTTGATAGCACTAACTTATTAGGCGCGGGAACTTACTATTATCAGGCTTATATTACTAAAAATCTTTTGAGAAGAACTATTCAGTCGGGGGCTGTGGAAGCGGTAATAAATTATGCCGCTTCTCCCGATTTTGACGGCCGCAATCAATTGGAAAAGGATTTGGAGATTATTAACCAGGCAATTCGAGCGGTAGTGTCGGGGGGAATGCAATCTTACTCGATCCAGGGGCGTTCCTTGTCTAAATTATCTTTGTCTGAGTTGATGTCTTTGCGAGATAGTTATCGGGCTGAATTACAAAGAAAACAAGCAGCAGAAGCGATTTTACGGGGGGAAGCTAATCCCATGCGGGCTTTTGTACGGTTTGGAAAATAATAAAAAACCCCCTAAGGAGGGAGCTTTTTAGAAGACCTCATAGACTAATCTGTAAGCCTTTTAGCCGCAACGCTATAGATATTCTAATTATAGCAGTTAAAAAAGTTAGTTGCGAGAGGTAGGAAAGATGATATTTAAGCATTAGGTACAAACATTAATTTTTAACGGAATACATTGACTAATCCAATTAATCCAACAATCGAAACAATACCCAGCCAAAGAATTAAAATTGAAAAATTCATAAATACCTTTTACATTGGCGAAAAACTCAACGATTTAAATATTTGACTTCTTCGAGAAGCTTGCTTCTTTCCTCGATAAGGCTTTGTTTTTTGCCAAAAGTAACATAAGAATTGCGTACCACTCTATCAATCAAGTTCGCGCAAGCCTGAATAATTTAATCGGTTGACTTCTTCTGAAAGCTTGTTTCTTTCCTCGATAAGGCTTTGTTTGTCGCCTAAAAGTTTTTCTATTTTGGCTTTTAATTTTTGATTTTCAAGAACATATTCTTTAATAATATCTTTGGCTAAAATCTGATCGTCCATCGCTGTAACCTCATTGATAAATTCCGTTATTTTTCACTATCGGATCTGACTGTTGATAAATTCCATTAATTTTAATAAAAGGTACTGCAAGTTGATAAATGTTACTAATTTTAATGTAACTTTGAGTAAATTGAATTAAATCAACAATGGGAATTTGTCCAATTTCTATTGTTGCTTTGTCGAATAAACGCCGTGAAGCCATACGATTACCGCCCGAAAAGAAGAGAACCTGAAATAGTTTGAGTGCTTGCCGATGGACATAAAAAACCAGATAAACAAGCGTTTGGGAAGATTTTGCAAAGGCTTCCAGTAAATCCCCCAGTACTTACAGCATCAATCGGCTGGCTAGATGATACAGCCATCATAGCCAAAGGCTTAAATAATATCACTCCAAAATTACCAGCCGTACCAGTGCTGGCTGATAAAGTTAGCGACTTTACAGCGCGCACACCAGTATCCCCAGGAGCAAGAGGTATCAAATATATTCTACCTGGGTTTCGATCACCGGTGGCAGCAGAAAAAGGAAAAGATAACAAAGGGCTAATTTGCTCCGATATCCCATTTTGATTGGTATAATTAATCGAAACTGTAGCGATTGTGTTTCCGATAACCGTCCAAATAATTAAGCCAGCAAATACCCCTTCACCATTTGTATATCTTGTTAAAGGTGCTGTTGGCAAGTTGATGGTTTGTTCTGTGGTGACAATCCCACTTAGCTCGCCAGAGATATTAAGCAAATCTGCCACGATCAAAGTGCCTGTTCCAGGAGAATCAAATTGGCCTCCCAGTAACAACAACTCACTTGTGCCTAATAAATTATTATTTATCCCATACAGGCTGGTATTATCTAACGCAATACTTGAAGAAGGAACAGAAAACCCAGTAGGAAAAAATCTGGAGATTAACATTAATCTAGCAACAGTTGCCCCCGTTATATTACTTTGAAAACTTTCTGCATTTTGCAAAGATATTTGGCTAAGATAATCTTCATAATTATTAATAGGCATTTTTACTTCTCCACGAAAGCCAAACATCCAACAATATCTGGGGCAGTTGCCACTCCTGCCCGGAAAATATACGAGAGACAGGCATTCGGGTGGATCGAAGGAATACCAGGTAATCCTGTTGTGTAATCTCGCCAACCCATTAGGGATGGCGAAGGTATAGACTGCCAAGATATCGGCTGAACAAGAGTAATTCCAAAATTACCAGCCGTGCCAGTGCTGGCTGATAAAGCAACTTTTTCAATTACTCTGATTCCCGTATCTCCGAGAGCCAAAGGTATTCTTTGCATTCTCGTCGCTTCTCTAAATCCAGAACCTCCTATGTTTATAGTCGAAACTCTTCCTGGTACACCCGCTTGATTTGTGTAAGTCATTGTCAACGTGGTACTGGTTGTTCCGATCTGACTGTATATTTCGTAAAAAGCAATATTTCCAATGCCCTCTGTATTTCGGGTAAGAGCGGTAGAACCTTGTATCGGCTGATCCGTAGTTATTGCAGCATTTAATCCTCCAATCTGAAATAAGCGATCATAAAGTGTATAAATTCCAGCGACAGTAGAAGTGATCCCAGCAGAAATTAACAATTTTTCCTGCGAGGCTATAGGAGCAGTAAAAGGCATTGCTCCTATCGTTGAACGGCTTGGAATTTCGGCAATTGTGGGAACACCCCCACCACTCGGAATTCCCTCGTATTGCCATAAAGACTGATCCCTCCCAATGACTGGTGCTGCGGCACTGGCTACCCCGATTCGAGGAACTTTATGGAAAAAAAGATTATCGGGATTGCCATTGTTACCTCCCGATTGCCTATTAATTAGATCAGATAATCCACTTAAAGCGGCCATAATTCTCTTTCAGTTACGAACTGGTGAACTTCAGCTAAAAAAATTGATAAATTCAAAAAATTAACCGGACTGGCTACGATTAGCCTTGAATCTGGTAAAAACTGAGGCAAAATTTCAACCCCCTCGTTTCGATACCACTTGCAATGCCAGTCGCCCGCATCAGACTCGAAAGTGTAAGATTCAACAGTTTCTATGACTCTCATGATTTTTTAGAGGATTAAGTTAACTAGAAATGCGAAAATAAATACTACCTTCTGGGTTTCCGTCGCTATTATTAGGAGCCGCAGTTCCGTAGGTAATAATTGGAATAGTTGGTTTTTCCGAAATATTAGCCCAGGTTAAATAATTTGATACCCATCGGGCTGTAGCAACGCTATCTAAAGTGTCAATTGGTCCAAGATATTCTTTCATGTACTAAGGTCGCAATTTGGCTACAAATCCATTAACAGGAGGTATGGCTGTGGAGGCGAAAGTCAACCGGATTGAAGTATTACTCAATCTTTCCGTAAAAACACCTACAGTATCTCTATTACCGCTATTGCGAATAATATCTACACCTGGATTAATATCTACCAAGGTGTGTGTAATTACAAATACCGTATTAACACCATCTCCAAATGGGGGAGTAGTAACTGTAAGGTGTCTTCCAGACCAACTAGCAAGCAAAGAAGGCGTGACATATTTGGCTGTATCTGTCCCTGCTTCTAATTCGGCTAAAGTAGCACGCTGTACCTTGCCTGCCGTAGTTTCGCTTGCATCGGGTACTCCCGACCCGTGAACTTGCCAGATTACAGGGGAAATCCCCAAGGTTACAGACTGCGTGATTTGTCGATAGGTCACACCGTTATCGTTGTTCCCAGTACCAGAAGCTACTGTTACAATTGCATTTCTTAGTTCGGCTCCCGTACTAGCATCAGCAGTGCGAGTAGCCAGAACAGAAGCTCCGTTCCAATTGTACAGCCCGTTCTCTGTGTTATTGGTTTGATTTGCGGCAATAAAGCGAGAATTAGCTAAGGTCATAGTTACTCCACCAATGACCGACCCCGGAGCATTCAAATTGATATTTGATGGGGCAGATGCAAAGACAGCATCTTTATAATCAAATCCTTCTAAGAGGGCATTTACAGTGCCAAAATTAACTAGATCATTAGGGTTTTCCGGAGCAACAGAAGCCTGGATTTTTCCCTTAAACTCAACATCAGACCAAAATTCAATAAACGTCATGATTACCTCGATAAAATTGCGTAGCCACTAAATGGATTACTGAAAATAATTTGAGTAGTAGTTAAAGAGAGATTTTGTACAAAAGCCTCTATTTTTACTCCTCCCGAACTAAAAACCTGGGTCTGTGGTTCAAAATTTAGATTATGAATAATTGTCCACGTTGCAGACGGAGTGTTTTGAGTGTGCTTATAAAAAGCACTTCCATCTCCTGGCGGGCCAGGTGGACCAGGTGGACCAGGATCGCCCTTAATAAAAACAGTTGGATCGCGTTGAACAAAAACTTCAGTTTTTGCTCGAATTACAACCTGACCGTTTTCAATAATATAACTGCTCATACTATCACCGTCACTCGATCGCTTACTTCTACTGGACCTTCAGAAACAGCAAAAACTTGAGTTAAATTGGGATTTTGTAGCACAATGTCGTATTCCCACAAATTTGTGGGCATGGTTGCGAGAATGGCTAAAGTTTGTATAGAGGTGAGAAAAGGAGCAATTCGGCTGTAAACCCCGACAATTTGCCCATTTTCAACTTTATCAGCTAAAATTATTGGCTCAAAACCAAATTCAGCTAATAATTTTCCCCCTGCTTTTGTTCGTATTTGTCCCAAAGGATTCCACAAGATAAAATCTCCAGGAAAAAAAATTTCTAGCGGACCCCACGACGCGCCGCGTTCAATTTTGTTTGAGCCAGTTAAGGGAATTTTAACAGGGGGGTACATTTAACAAGATAAAAAACTATAGAAATTTTACCACACAAATATACTAACAGTTACTTAACCTAATTTTAAAATCGCATTCTATCTACTCTTAAAAAGGTTTGAGAGTAAATTAAAGAAAATTCTCCGTGGGGAATTCCCCACCGACACTGCATGGCTTGGTGGTGGCCGTTTGGCAAAAAAGAAGAAAGGAAAGAGCAAAAACGGATTTATCAAGGGGCGGTTTATAATCGCCTAACTTCTGATTGGCTTGCTTCTTCTACCAGTGCCGATAGTGAGATAGTTTCCAGCATCCGAACTCTGAGAAATCGTGTTCGCAGTCTTTGTCGTGATAATGATTATGCCAAAGGCGCGGTGCGAACGATCTGCAATAATATTGTGGGAAAAGGTATTCCCTTACAAGCCAAGGTTAAGCAAAAACGCGGCGAGAAATACGATGAGCGCATAAATAAGGAAATTGAGGCACTTTGGGAAGAATGGGGAAATGCGGAATTTTGCGATTGTGCCGGCAAATTAGATTTTTCTGATATTGAAAGATTGGCGATGCGATCGCTAATAGAATCGGGGGAAGTATTAATCAGATTAATGCGTAAAAGCTTTGATGATTCGCCAGTGCCGTTGGCTTTGGAGTTGATTGAATCAGATCAATTGGCCGACGATCAATGGTCCGGCACGGCGGAAAATGGCAATGAGATCAGGATGGGGGTAGAGATTGATAAGTGGGGCCGCCCCGTCGCTTATCACCTTTACGAAAAGCATCCAGGGGATTTTCAGTTTACCAGTTCGGTAGGACAACGGTTAATTAGGGTTCCAGCCAGCGAAATTATTCACCTGTTTATTTGCGATCGACCGGGGCAGACCCGTGGGGTTCCCTGGTTTCATAGTGCCTTGACTACTTTTCGGCACGTTGGGGGTTACACAGAGGCTGAGTTGGTTGCAGCCCGGGCGCAGGCGGCGGTGATGGGGTTTATTACTACGCCGCACCCGGATGTTTATGCTCCGGAAGAAATGGCAGGCCAGCGCGTGACCAGTTTGGAGCCGGGGGCGATCGAGGTTTTGAATCCAGGAGAGTCTTTCGAGGGATTTGCCCCCACTCGTCCCAATCAGGGGTTTGATGCTTTTATCAGGATGATGCTGCGGGGGGTGGCGGCGGGGATTGGGCTATCCTATGAGGCTTTATCGCGGGATTTCTCTAATACCAGTTACTCCTCGGCGCGAACATCCTTGATGGATGAGAGGGATAACTATCGGGTGATTCAGTCGTGGTTAATCCGGCGATTGCACAAAAGAATTTACAAAAAATGGTTAGATTTGGCGGTTTTGTCGGGGACTTTAAAAATTGGTGATTATGAATTGAACCGGCGATTTTATCAAAAGGCGAAGTTTACGCCCCGAGGGTGGCAGTGGGTTGATCCACAAAATGAAATCGCTGCCAATAAAGAGGGGGTCAAGGCGGGGTTTGTGTCAATCACGGATGTGGTGGCACAACAGGGCTTAGATGTGGAAGATGTGCTGCAGGAACAAAAGCGAATTCTTGATCTAGCTAAAGATTTGGGCTTGAGCTTGGATGTCCTGGCAGAAGGGGGTGAGCAGGAGCCTCCCCCTCCGGCAGAGGGAATGACCCCTATCCGTATCATGCCAGAACAGCAAAGAAGTGAAGATTTTATCTTAGGAGATTACACCGTGACAAGTTTACTTGAATATCGATCTTTACAGCAAATGGGCGTGGATATCTTTTTTGATATCGTGCCAGGACTGACCCGCACTTTTAGCCCACGAAAAAGGGCAAAAAATTGCAAAAAAGGCATTGCTTGTGGGAATACCTGTATTGCCAAAAATAGAGTCTGCAAGCAGAATTTATCCCCAGCAGTAGCCGCACAAGTACCACCAGCTAAAGCCAAAACTAAAAAAGCGGCGGGGGGTGCGACTACTGCCCCGGCTGCTCCTGCTGCACCATCAGCACCCGCACCCACACCCGCACCCGCACCCGCACCCGCACCCGCACCCGCACCCGCACCCGCACCCGCAGATACGGCTACTCCTCAAACAACAGTTTCAAAGGGGGCTGATCCAAATCTACAAAAAACTTTAGATACCTACCAAAAAGAAGCAAAAAAAGCTCAATATTCTCTTGTTGTGCCTAATTCAATTGGTGATACTGTGCTTAAAGCTTCGGAAGCTAATTGGGCAGCAATCAAGAAAGCTAATAAAGCTGGTAAAGATGTGGTTTTTTTGAAAGATGAGAAAGGGGAAGTAATAGCGGCGGCTTCTTTAAAAGAAGAAACTAAAGGGGGTGTAACTACTACTTATATTGATTCGCTTGCTGTACGCCCTAGAAATTTACCAATGTTCAACCCGGACAAACCTGGAGCGGGCAAAGAACTGTTAGATCAAATTGTTGCAGAGGCTCATTCTCAAGGCAAAAATGCGGCGGTAAACGGATTTAAGTCACCTGGATTGATTGATTTTTTTGAAAATGCAGGTTTTTCTGATTCGGGAAAAGTTGATAAAGATTCTATGCCAATTTATGTCAACGAAGCATCAAATAAAAAAGCCACTTCTAAAACTGATCCCGCACCCGCACCCGCACCTCCGACTCCTGAATTTGTGCCCAAAGGCATTTACACTCAAGCCGAGTACGATTCGCTAGATACGGAGCATAAAAAACGACTTTTTAGAATTGCGACAGGGTTAGAAGACGATCGCCCTCTAAGCGAACAAAAAAGTGGTGATAGAACTTTGTTGTATTTCAACAAAACAAAAGCTCAACAAGCAAAAGTATTTAATATTCTTCATGATAATCCAAATTTAACTAAAGCAGAAGCCGACGCAGTTGCTCACTGGATTAACCATGAATATCAAACTGTAAACAAATCAATTTATGCCCCAAACTCTCTTTCGCCTAAAGGCAAAAAAATAGGCGAAGCGGGTGCAATCCGAACCAGTCAAGCGCTTCGGAAAATGCCGCCAGCCACAGATAAAGAAATTAGAAAAATAGCAAAAGAGCGGGGAGAGCCATCAGAGTTGGCTAAAGATAAAAAGCTGCGGAGGCACATAAAAGATGTGCCTGATCTTGATGCTTTTTTGGCTCCTTACGAACAGGCGCAAAAATCTGGTAAACCCCATCTTGAGCCAACGGTTTTTGCTACCACTGCTAAAAATAATCTTGATTTTTTTCAAAGTGGCGCACAAGCAACTTTTGTGATTAAAGCCAAATTAGACGGAACTGGATCAGGGCGAACTGTGGATCAGTACAAAAATGAAGCTTGGGAAGGAGAAGTTCTTTACCCCAGTTTTACTGGTTTTAAGGTGAATAAAATTACTAGGCAACAGGGAAAACCTGTTATTATAGAAATGGAGGAACTTTAAGGGAAAAATATGGTTCCACGTTTAGAAAACTCGGTTAAGAGCTTGTTTAGAGGATTGGTTGCTGGGGATGGCGATGTTTATTCGCGGATGGCTTCGAGTCATGAGGGGGCTACCGCGCCTTATCCTGAGCCTTTAGCGGGAATTGTCAATGCTATTAAAGCAGATTTTGATCGGGGCAAATTTTCCGATTTAGCAACGCGGGCTGATTATGCAGAGGCAATAGTCCCTTATTTTGAAAGTTTCGCTTTGTTATATAATCCTGATGATTTTGAATTAGAAGAGGATGAAGCTGAAGATGAATGAAGCACAAAAAGCCGTATTACCTATAATTGAATCGGTTTACACCGATGGAGTCGATGCCATTGGTGAGCCGTCTTTATCTGATGATGAAAGGTTTATCATTGTCCAATTTCAGGACGGAGAAAAGCTTTTAGAGGCTAAAATTAGTGATACGGATATCGAGATTAAGATGCTTAATCCAGAAGATGAAGAAAACAGAAATTTAGAAGACGAAAGGCAAAAAAAAAATGCACTACCGGTAAACCCTGCGGAAATACTTGTATAGCCAAACATAAAGAATGTAAAGCAGGCAAAGATCGTTCTGCGGAAGTCCAAGATTTTCTTGGAAAGGCAAAATATTTTGCCGCAAATGCAAAATCTTTAGACCAAGCAGAATTATCTGGCTATAATCGACGGGCCTGGAGAATAGTAGCGGAAAAAATGGAGTCTGGCGCAGTAACATTTTTAGATGATGATGCGGGGCAAACTATTGGCGCGGTAGTAACCAAGACCAATACCAGCGGACAATTGGAAATAGAAGCCTTGGCATGGCGGCCAACGGGTGACAGTAAAGAAGCCGTGGATCGCGCAACTCAGTTAGCTGAATTTATAAAAGAATCCGAGCCAAATATTAAAGGAAAAATTACAATTAAAGAACTTGCTTCTATTTATGACGAGGTTGAAATTGATTACGATGTTAACCCTTTTAGAAGGCCAAGTGAATCTCCCCGCGCTGATTTTAAACATTTAATTAATGAAGGCAAGGAGGCTTTAAAGAAAGTTTTTGATGGCGAGTCTGTTTTAAAAGTGGAAAAATCAATTGAGAAATTAAGAGATGAGGCAAGTGTTTTGACTAAGGAAATTAGAAAAACTAAGGGAGAAGAAAAAAAGCTTTTAAAAGAAAAAGAAAAACAATTAATTGCCGATATTGACAAATTATCGGTCTTGGTTGATTCTGAGTTTAGTAAAGCGCTTAATTTTTTGAAAAAAGATGCTGATTCAGGTAAAATCAAAGAATTGGTAGATAGCTTGAATTTTGAAGGCTTATTTACCGATGCCGTTAGTGATTACAAAAAATATGCAGGGGAAGTATTGGCCTTGATTGGTCAAAACCGACTACCTGCGAGGCTTCACACTTTTAAAATCACAGAAAGCGGGCGAGCTTATGCCGAGCTTGCAACAAGGACTATCGCAATGAATAATTATAGCAATGATTCAATAAGCTCCTGGGCTAAAGAGAAAAACAAAGTAACTCTCTTTCACGAGATGGGGCATTTTGTGGAATATGATGATCGTGCTTTAATCATAGCCACAAAAGACTGGATTAAATCTCGTGCCACGGGAAACCCTGAAAAGCTAAGTAAACTAGCCAATAATTCAGGGTATGGCACTGACGAGGAAGCTTATCCCGATAAATTTGCTGATCCCTACGTTGGGAAGATTTATACTTTCGACGCAAGTGAGGTAATTTCAATGGGAGTACAATACTTAAGTAGTCCTAGTGAGGCTAGAAAATTTTTCGCTAAAGACCCAGAACACTTTCACTTAACAGTAGGAACTCTTATAACTGGAAGAAAAAACCAATGAAAATTATTCTTGAATATCTTGGAGAAATAGTTCGGATTGAAACTCCTGATAACGATCCTAATTCTTGGCATATTCCTAAAATTACTGTGCCAGAGGATTTGCAAGACTTGTTTAATCTTGATTTAAAAAACGTCCTGTTTCATGGGCATTATGGCCATTCGGTTGACATAAGAGGCGAATGCTCTAACCTTGACTTGCAAGCTTGTTTTCGTGTGCCAGATCATGAAAAAGCAACATTTCCTTTTAAGTTGATTTCGAGCGAACCTCAAATTTTTGCAGATACTAACTTTCCACCCCCAGGAGCGGTGTCGTAATGAAAACTATAGAAATTCCCAAATCGCTAACCCGTTCATCCTATTTATTACCGCTCTCGCTTCGCGAGCGTTCCCCCTTTGAAGAAACGGGTGATAATACTATTTTTAGTTTTTCCTCTGAATACCCAGTAGATCGGGGGTGGGGGGTGGAGATTTTAGACCACGCTCCCAGTTCGGTCGATTTATCACGAATGGACACGGCCAATCTGCTGTTAAATCACGATCGCTCGATTATTTTGGGAGCGATCAAACGTGCTTGGATTGATCCAATGCAAAAAAAGGGTTACTGCAAAATTCGATGGTCAAATCGCCCGGAGGTGCAAGGCTATAAAGAGGACGTAGCTAACGGCATTATCAGGAATGTCTCTTTTGGGTACAACGTCTTGAAAACAGTACCTTTAAGCGACAAGGGTAGTTATCGAGTTACCCAGTGGCAACCCTTTGAGGTGTCGTTAGTATCCGTTCCGGCTGATTATACGGTGGGGTTTGGCCGCGCTAAAGGGTTTGAGGGTACGATTTCTTTAAATGTTGAGGGTTGCAATATGTCGTTAAAAGATGCAGAAAGGGAATTGGAAAGAGAAAGAATTTTGGGAATTCAGGAATTGGTGAGAAGCTATGGATTTCCAGAATTAGGCCAACGAGCAATTAAGGAAGATATGGATATCGAAGACGCTCGATCGCTTTATCTAGCTCGTTTGGGTGAGCAAATGAATCCAGTGGCGGGCGCTGTCAATCCTTTAAATTTATCGACAAAAGAAAGTAAGTCTTATTCGATTTTGCGGGCGATGAATGCTTGTCTTACCAATGATTGGAGTAAAGCCGGTTTTGAGCGGGAATGCTCTAGAGAAATCGCCAATCGGTCCGGGAAAGAAACGGCGGGTTTTTTTCTGCCAGTGCGGGATCTTCAGATAGAAAATTACCGCGCCACATACCAAGTGGGTACGCCAGCCACGGGCGGCAACTTGGTAGAAACCAATTTGCTTTCAGAAAATTTTATTGATATTTTGCGAAATAAATTGGTTATTCGATCGCTTGGAGCCACTGTTCTTTCTGGATTACAGGGAAATGTAGATATTCCAGGGCGGGCTTCGTCAAGCCAACTTTATTGGGTGGGGGAGAGTCAAGCTGGGACTCAATCCGAGGGAACTTTTCGGCAAGTACCTCTCCGTCCCAAATCAGCCATGGCATACTCGATGATGTCCCGGCTGACGCTTTTGCAGAGTTCGCTAGACATGGAACAATTAGTCCGCGATGAATTCGTGAGAATTATGGCGCTCGGAATTGATAAAGTGGCGATTGCCGGAACCGGGACTAATAATGAGCCAAGAGGGATTTTGAATCTAGCTGGCATTGGTACGGTGCCACTAGGGACTAATGGAGGAGCGCCGACTTATTCCAGCATTATCGCTCTGATGCGCGAGCTAGAAATAGATAACGCTGATATAGGGGCGCTTAATTGGCTGACTAATCCTCTTGTTAAGAGCAGGCTGATGCTCACTCCCAAGCAAGCGTCTGGGGTAGAGGGTAATTTTATCTTGCCTGAGCCTGGGCGATCCTTAATGGGTTATCAGTTAGCGTGTACTAATCAAGTGCCAGGCGATTTAACCAAAGGAACTGGGACAAACCTTTCGGCTTTAATCTTCGGCAATTTTAATGATCTAATAA